CAGATAGATATTTTGGTGTCCTCGATTCCATAAGACGTTAACGTTGCCAGACTGTGCGCGAACTGTGCCGGGAGCTGGTCCATACACGGCACCGCGATAAGAATCTTTCTCATATCAGTCACCTCCTAATTTGCTGATACTCGAATTACTTAACGATCTTAACGAATGCGTCCGGAGCAACAACACCAAGTGCAACGTACTCGCGTCCGAGAACCTCGATCAGATCCTCTTTCTTTCTGCTGAGTTCGTCGAACTTGAAGTCGATGCCATCGCCGTTAGGGAAGTTAGCGAGTGCGCCATGTCCGAGGTCGCCTACGATCGCATAGGTTTCGCCGGTTGTGGCAGCAGCAGACGATTTGATCGTGTTGTTGAAGATAACAGGGAGACCTTCAAACGGATCGACCGGGAAGCTGCCAGCATATTCAACAGCCTTGAATGCGCCCCATGTAGCCTTGTTCATGATGACTACCGGATTTGCTGCCTCGTCGCTCAGCATAGCCATAGCAGCAGCTACTGTTCCGAGTGCTGGGCTTGCCGCTTTGAGTTTAGGAACTCCCGGGCAAGTTGTTGTCGAAACTGTTCCGCAGGCCTCGATCTTTGCAACCAGCTCGTTTGCTGCTTTCTTTGCGATTCTGTATGTCAGCTCATCATAGATGTATCTGAGGAATGCTTCGCCTCTGAGGTCATAAACCTCGTCAGAGATCGAGATCCACTTCTTAATGCTCTGTGGTACGAGCTGAACGATTCCGAGAACGAGATTCTCTTCGTTAACTGCCGCAGCCCCTTCAGTGTGAACTACAGCAAGATCGCCGCTGATCTCGAACTGAACCTTCAGGTTGCCTCTGAGGTAGCTCTTGCGGACGAGAGACATGATGCCTTCTCTTTCCCATGCGGTTTTTACTATGTCGTAAACGAACTCAGGAACTGCGACTGTGCCGGTTCCGTTTGGAGTTGTGTCATTCTCGCTTGTCAGCTTTCTGCACTCCATGTCGTTTCCGCTCTTGATGTACTCAGCATATGCGTTGATGTACTCAGGTGTGTTTCTCATTTCCATTGTGTTGACTTTCCTTTCGTCTTTAACTTCTTCGATAACATCGCCCTGTCCCTTGATGACAGCAGCCATGTCAGCTTTTCTCTGCTCGACTTCGAGCCTGATCTGTGCCTTGCGTTCCTCGAGTGCTTCCATCTCTGACTGAATAGCGTCCATCGCCTCATTGGTCTCAGCCTTTTCGATCTCGGAAGCAAGCTCTGCGGAACGAGCGTCAATCTGCTCTGCATCAAGCATCATGATTTCCTCTCTTGTCATTACTGACCTCCGTTGAGTTTTGCTCTTGCCAATAACTTGCGACGCCTCAGTTCCAGTGCTTCAGCTTCGAGTCGCTCCGCTCGAATCCGCTCGATCTCTCCGTCGGTCAGACTTCTGACGCTGATCGATGTAGCGTCATTGGCTGGTAAAGAAACCGCAGAAACGTCATATAGCTTACGAACTGATGTGATCGTTCTCACGGTGAGGTCTTTGCCATCCGCATCCTTCATGTCGCGGATCTCTTCACCGTCGACCGTGAAACCGAAACTCATCTTGTTCGTATAACCTCCGCGAATCTCCTCGAAAAGCTGGCGTCCCAGCTCGGTGCCACCGAGATCCGCTTCTATCAGCAATCCCCTTTCATCAGGGATAACTGTCAAAGTGTTGTTGGACATTCTTGCGAACACCCTTCCCTCGTGGTCGTACTGCATGATGACATCCGACATATCTGTGTTGTCGAACGCTCTCGCATCCACGACCTCGTTAAAACGCCAGTCATCGTTCTCATACAGTGTGTATGGTTCGTTGAACGTGCTGGCGTATCCTGTGACTACTTTTCTTTCTTCCTGTTCGACTCCTTCAGTTTCAGCCGAACGGATCTCCATAGTCATATCTCTGTATTCTCTATCATTCTTGACTGCCATCGTTTTCGTCCTCCGTTGGTGTCAGTTTTTCGTCCGCTGAATAATACTCGCCTCTGATAACGCGCTGGTCTCCGTTTTCGACCGGCGGAAGGTTCCATATTTCGCGGACATCGTTGATACTAAAAATGCCCCGGTCAAGAAGCTGACTCGAGACATTCAATTTATCGTTATTGCTCATATACTGGAGCCGGTTGGCTGTCAGCATAAGCTGTGACCCTTGTGCCCTTTCTCGCTCGGAGAACAGAGCCTTTGTGGTTGCTTCGCTGAACTGAATTGCAAACGGTTCTATCGCGCCCTCATAGAAGGCTGACCACGCATCACCATATGCTTTATTCTGAAGAACATCCTCGTTAACGCCGTAATAGTTGTACACGTTCTCGCGAATAGCCTTCATCTGGTCAGGATCCACGGTGTACGGCTTGACGTCTATCTGCTTTATGTCCTTGTAAGTGTTCGGGAACAGCAAGAACCCACCGGCTTCTGATTCTGTCGCAAGGTTCTCGCGTGTAAAGCGTTTGCGCTCATTCGCAAGGTCCTCGGGCTTTGCAAAGTTCGCAAGCTGAGCCATGAACCGGAAGGTCGATGTGTTCTTGACCGCCTCCTCGATGCCCTGATTCTGTATGTGGATCAGTTTCATCGTGTCCTCGATGGCTGTGTTCGGGTCTCCGAAGAAGTCGCTCTTATACTGATGCCTTGTCAGGACCGCACACTTGCGGAACTCGACCGCTGCTATCTCGCCATGACTGAACTGATAGCGGAGCCACAACTCGTTGTCATACTCGAGCAGTGAGCACCGATGCGGGAGAACGGGATACAGCCCCGTGATTATCATCCGCTCATCGAACACAGGAACAATGAACGCCGTGTTATTTATATCGAGTATGGTGCTGACCCTATAAAGGAACTGGCTCCATGTCTGCCACTGGTTCGGGCCTTGCCTGAGCTTTGACTGAAGCGATGGATTTGCCGAGCCTATCAGCTCGACTTTCAGCTTTGATATGTGTCTCGCTCTTGCGTCTATCGCAGCTCTGACTATTTCGCTTTCGTAGATGGCACCGCCCCAGCTTGTGAACACCGGGCGGTATGCCGTAAGAGTGCGGAACATTGTATAAGCGTCTTTTAACGCATCCTGTGACTTCTTCGCCTCGTTCGGGCGAAAGATAAAATCGAATAGTGACATTTAATTAACTCCTATTCATTCCTGAGTTGTACCCCTATCTCACCGAACCACTTCTGGCGAACACATAAAGCGTCCGCTAATGCTGCCACACCGTCGATTCGTGCTGTCGGGTGTACTTTTATCAATCGGCCTCGACCACGTTCGGTACTGATCTTGACCGCTGCATTTAAAAGGTGCATCTTCAATAAGTCGTTATCTCCGATGTATATCTGACCGTCTTTTATTAAGCCTTCCATCTCCTGAAGCACCGGCCACAAGTTATCTCCCTGGAAAATATCGTCGCACTGGAAGCCCGCGTTCTGCATATCCTGAATAAGATACTGCGCCGAGTATCGGTCATATCCGACTTTGAGCGGATACAGTTCGTGCTCGCTCAATAGCGACGTGAACCACTCATAACAATCGTGATAGTCCACGAAGTTGTCGCCGCTGAGTGACAAAAATCCGCGCTTGACGTATGTCCAGTACGGAACACCGTCACGCTCTGTGGCTTCGTCTATCTTTTCGGCTGGCATCCAAAAGTGAGCGATAACATTGAGCAGACCGTTCTTCTCGATGACCGCACACGCCGCCGTAAGGTCTGTTGTCTGTGACAGGTCGAGACCCGCGACACAGTAAGATCCGCGAAGCGATTCGATGTCTATAGGATCACCGCTGATGGCTGTCACGGCTGTAGCCGGGAGCCATGCCAGACTCGAGTTCTGTTTGATGTTGCAGTATTTGCACATGAACTCGGCCTTTTTAGAGAGCGACCCTTCTGCAATCGCTATCTCTTCGAGCATATAATCGACCGAGACCGACACACCGAGGTTCGGGTTCGCTTTGCATAACTCGTTGATATCGTTCCACTTCTCAATGTTATCGATCATGTATAGGAACGGCAGCAGCTTTGTCTCTTTGCTATCGCCTAATAAAAAACGAGTCGACCTCTTCATCAACTCGTCAAATATTCCATCGGATATGTAACCGGCTGTTGTGCAGCTGAGCAGAATCCCTTCAGGTCTCGCACCCATGCCCGATTTCATAACCTCGTATTGTTTCAAGCCAGCATCACCGGCCCATGCAGCCACCTCGTCACAGATAGCGAGTGATGGATTAAAACCATCTGACTTCTTTGCCGAGAACGCTATCTTCTTGACAGTGCTGTTTGTGCCCGGAATCGATAAATCTGTCTGCCGGTGTCTTGCCAGCATCGCATCGTCTTTGATTCGCATTCCGCGCTCGTTGGTTTGCGTTAGGTCCTCTTTCAGTGCTTGCCACTCAGGATCAAGTGTGGTCATCATCCATATATCGTTGTAGACCAAATCAGCCTGATCGAGTTTCGGTGCGATACAGAAAACCCTCGAACCGAAGCCGCCTTCCTGCCTATATGTGTAATCGCCCAATGAAGAGGCTATCTTTGTCTTGCCGTTCTTTCGTCCAACAAGAAGAACGACCTCCCGGAACTGTCTGTGTCCGTTCGCATCAACAAGGCCATAGACACAGCTGAAAAACGCCTTCTGCCACACCTCAAGTTTTATCGAACTCGGTGCGAGCGGCCCCTCGGTATGAAAACAGTGTGTCTCTATCCAATCAATAGCAGCGTTCGCCCTCTTTTGGTCGAAAAAATAACGCTTCGCTTCGATATCCTGAATGATTCGCTCGTAGATCAGCGTGATCCATTTGCCGACAGTGTAGGTTCCGTCTTTTATGCCCTGATAGTATGTATAAATCCAGTTATCTCCGGGCATCTTACACCTACCTTTTGCCTACTTTGGTCTCCTCGTTTTAACTCGTGTGAGAACTGTGTAATTCTAAAG